TAAAGGGTGTCTTCACGACGCAGGAAAATGTCACCTTCCTCGTCAGCGTCCTGCCATTTCAAATTATAGATTTTTTCATGTCCGCTAGAAGTTTTTAAGCGAAGTCTCCATTTATCGAGTGGTTCCACGCGCTCGGCACCGTGTATCATGAAGAAATAGTAAATCCATTGGCTGAATTTGTCGAGACTGGCAATCGTATCGCTTTGGCAATGCTTCAGCCTTGCTGCAACTTCTTCATCGAAGTTTTCAAGGATAGATTGCCTTGCCTGTACCATTTTTTCGTTAATTTGATCTGCCAGTTCTTCTTGCAGACTATCAAACTCGGCTTGTATTTCTTCGGAGGTCTTGCATTTCTGGTAAATCTCCGATATACGCTTTTCAAAATCAACACCTGATTCGATGGAACCAATGACCTCATCTGAGGAGCCAAACACTCCGCTGAACAAATTAAATTTTTGTGAAAGCAACTCATAAACTCTGACATCGGCAGCATTTTTTCTGTTGAGAAAATTTATAACTACAACATCGTTCTTTTGACCATAACGATGGCAACGTCCGATTCTCTGTTCAATACGCTGTGGGTTCCAAGGCAGGTCATAATTTACAATCAAGCTGCAGAACTGAAGGTTGATACCTTCGGCAGCGGCCTCTGTACCAATAAGGATACTTGCTTGGTCACGGAATTCCTCGACAACAGCGGCTTTCATATCTGCTTGCTTAGAGCCAGAAAGCTTTCCATCGTTCTGATGGCGCTTTTTCCAATCGTTATAAATTCGTTTTGATATAGTATCGCTGTTTGAACCGTTGAGGAATACGATTTTACCGTCGTATCCGTTATCCGAGAGCAGCCGTAGCAGATATTCCTGTGTTCTGCGAGACTCTGTAAAAATTACCGCTTTGCGCTGACCGCCAAGTTCTTCGATCTTGTTAAATCCCTCTTCAAGTGCCAACAACAAATTGTCGCCTTTGGCGTTGCTGTGAATGCTCTTTGCTAATTCCGCATATTCGTTGAGACGTTCCAGCTCTTTAATTATCCCGGCATGGTCATGCTCCAAGTCGGCCGTAAGGACATCGTCTTCAGTATCAGTATCACTATCACTGTCATCCAATTCCTCGTAAGTGTCGAAGTCGCTCATATCAAGTTTGCTCTCAATACCTTTGAGAAGATCGTTGAGCCGGTTGATAAGCGAATTCAATGTGCCGGAAATGGCAAAGGACGATGACGCCAACAGTTTCCTAAGCACCATCGTAATAAGGGTACGCTGACCCTCCGGCAAAGCATATAGCTTATCGGTTTGCAGATACTCCGAAATAAAATTGTAGAGCTTTTCTTCATCTGCAGAGGGGACATATTCCTGTAAAATAGCATGACGGTTAGTGTATCGGACATACTCTGTTACCTGCTTGCGCAGGGTCCGTTTACATACACCGTGCAGCCTGTTCCTTAAATTGCGGTTGCGAATATCCGGGTTCGTTGAGGAAACATACATATCCCTATAAGTCTTAGCATCGCCGAAAATATGCTCATCAATGATGCTAGTGAGGCCATAAAGTTCCATCAAGTTATTCTGTAATGGAGTTGCTGTCAGCAGCAGCTTTTTTCTACCGCTCAAAGCGTTCTTTAATTTATTTCCCATGACATTATTTGGCTTGTATACATTTCTGAGTCGGTGAGCTTCATCCATGATGACCAAGTCCCATGGAATGTTACGGATTTCAAAATCTTTTCGAGCCGCAAAATTATATGAGCAAATGACCACGGCGTTTCTAACCTCAAAAGGATTTAGCATCCCGGCCTTTTTTGCCTTGTTAAAGGATGCTGATTCCATCAACACGGAATCAATGAAAAATTTTTCTGAAAGCTCGCTACGCCACTGCATACGTAAAGACGCCGGGACAATCAATAAAATTCGTCTTTTTCTTTCCGCCCAGCACTGAGCTAACACGAGTCCGGCCTCTATGGTTTTTCCAAGGCCAACCTCATCTGCAAGTAGCGCTCCCGTCGATAGTGGAGACTTAACGGCGAACAAGGCTGCGTCAACCTGATGTGGGTTTAAATCAACCTTAACACCGGACATAGCGGAGGCAAGCCCGTCAATACTCGATTGTGGGCGTTTCAGCACTATTTGTTCGGCAAAATAGCGTGATTGATATGGTGTGTATTTTGTCATCTTTTGTCCTCTATTCTTCATGGGTATCGTCTTCACCGAATTCATTCGGCCCATTGAGATGCTTGGCCGTAATCATCATGAGTTCGCAAAATAGTTTGTCAAGCCATTCCCGCCTAATCAGTTATCTACGATCTCCGCGATGTCCTCCAAGCGGCATCCCAATGTCTTGCATATCTTCAAAAGGACGTCCGTGGTGACATTTTGGCCTTTTCCGAGTTTTGCAATTGTGTTTGAACTGATTCCGCACTGCTTTCTCAGCATTTCTCTCGTCAAATGTCTATCCAGCAAAATATGCCATAGCTTTTCATAACTTATACGCATTGTTTTCTCCTGTTTATATACAGCAAATCGCGGGTTTATTGGTCTTCCGGATTATAGACATCATTCAAAAAACCGTATCTTCCAGCATCTTTCTCTTTGGAAAACTCAACCACATGGATTTCGCCATCCTCACTTTCCTGCGGAATAAACGGCATACGTTTTTTCTGCTCAACCATGATGACCTGCCGCTCGTTGGCGTGATCCAATAGATACTGCACAAAGTTACGTTTAATCGTGTCGCTTTGCGGTATATGTTCCGCTTCCGATAGCTGCGTCAGCGCCGAGTCAACGGCAAAGAAACCAGGCGCTTTTCCATTCTGTTCAATGATATAGCCGCTCATGGCATACGCGGTGATCGTATTGAGTATGCCGCAGAAACCGCCGCCTGCGGAAACCGCCTTTTTCAAGCCGCCGAGTTCAATATCAAAGTTTTTCATATTCAGACGGGCTGTGGTTGCGCCGCCAACATGAGATTTTTTTAATACGTCAATCAGCTTCGTTTCAAACCCATGAACCAGATCATAGTCGTAATACCCAAAGATGTTATACTTCGGATTCTCCGGTTCTTCCTCGGTTTCTTTTTCAAATAGTTCGCTCTTATATTGCATTTCATCCTGCTTAACGACTTCAAGCTCACTGGAGAGCCGCAGGTACTGAAGTTTGCTTTCCAATTCCTGCTTGAATGATGAAAGGCGCGGCTGCAAATCATTCGAAATTGAAGAATCAATCTGTGCCTTCCTGGCTTCAAGGGCTTTTATGGTTTCGACTACCGCTTGCCGCTGCCTGTCTATACTTTGCTGCGCCTCTCCGAGTTCAGACAGATGTACTTTGATTTTGTTAAGCTCGGCAACAGAAGCACTTATATACTGCGGTGTCGGCTTCGTATCTATTTCGCTATCGCAAAAAGGACAATGCCGCTTTACAGATGCCGCTGGCATGCCAGCTCCGCCATCAACAATAAATCCCAGGCGCTTTATGTCAGATTGATACTGGCGATGCAGAACGGAAAAATTGTGGACTACAGTGTTACACTCCGACAGTTTCCCATTCTGCTCGTAAATCTCCGACATGAGCTGCTGGCTCTCTTTAGAAGCCGCGTCAAGCTGCGTTTGTATCGCGGCGATTTCTTTCTGAATATCATCTATAACGGCTCGGACATCCGTATCCCCGCTAGTGGGAAGCATCTTCTCAAGCTCCTCACGTCTGCTGGTAAGCCTGCTGGCCTTGTCGCGGATATATACCGTCAACGCTTTTCTCTTGGCCTTGCTGATTTCGGGATCTTCCGGCTTTTCAAGGTTATTTGCGTCTCTCCCGGTCAGCAAATATAGCAAAACGGCCGGTGACGCGGTTTTCCCAAACCCGCCGGGTGCCATCAGCGCCGATGTTTCCCGTGCGACGTCCGCCTGTCGGATAAAGAACAAGTGGAGCATAGAGCGCCATGTCAGTCTTTGCGTAGCGCCCTTTTCGGAGGAAAGCACCTTGTGTTCTCCATCAATACCAATTAGCTGAAGGAAGACCGTATTGATGCTTTTTTTCGCGTTATTATCCAAGCTGTATGTGTCATGCTCAATGGAAGAATTTGAACCACTGACGGAGATTTTGTTTTCACCAATTTTCCGTTCCAGAATAACGGTTTCATGTGCTGTCCGAAGATAAAGCGTAATCTTCTCATACCCATTGTTATTATCAACGATCTTTGATGGGTGATTTTCTTTGGGCGTGAAGCCAAAAGCGTAATCAATACAGTCCATCACAAGGCTCTTTCCTGTATTGGAAGGCCCGGTAATCAGATTAAATCCCGGATGAAAATCTATGACCGAACTTTTATGTCCACCGCCAGAAACCACCAGTTTTTCAATGTAGAATCTATTCATTCGCGCCCTCCCGCATAGACCGCAGCGTGCGTTGATTGATATCTCTCAGCATGGCGTCTACGTTTGTCGAATTATAGTGCTGGCTTACCGTGCGCACGGCGAGCCGATACTCCCAGGCATAGGAACTCGTAAATGTATGTGAAATTTTCCTGCCAGCGTCACTGATCTTGTAGGTAAATCCCCGCTTACTTGATGAAAAAATGATATTTCCGGCTAAGACAAGCGCCTTTAGCGCCCCCGAAACAAGCGCCTTCCTTGCCGGGAATTCACTAAACCGATAGCTTCCGTATCCGTGCAGGTTCTCATCGAGCAGGCCAAAATCGGCGGCATAAACAGAGATGAAATCAATAGAACATATCTGCTGCTCATCCAGTTCCGCGTTTGGTATCTCGTCCAGCATCAGCAAGATGCGCAGGGACATTTCAAACGGGGAGCCGATCAAAGTTATATCATCCATTCTTTCTCCTTACCCATCTGAGCTTCCCGTCATTGACCAGATGATGGCAAACGCCTTTTTTTATCTTTTCGCTGATCCAATACGGCGACGCGCTTAGAACATAATTTGTTACTGGCAGAGAAGCCGCCTGCTCCATAACGGCCAGCATACGCTCGAATCCGTTATCCTGCTTACGTTTTGCGGTATCTTTCACGCCGTCAAGGGTCTCGCTTTTTAACACATCAAATTGATTTGACAGGCTGCCGTCTCCCAGTTCTAATACCCCACGCTGAATGGTAACAGCGGCGTAAAAATCAATTCGTCTGTCATCTAGGTCGACCGAATAATCCGGATGGGTTGCAAAATCACTGGCGGAGAAGGAAGGCATTCTTTCGGCATCCCCATAGGCACGATATAATTCTTCGATATAGGTCTTTTCATCAGGAGTCGCTTCCTCTGGCTTCAGCACATCCGCTGGCCGAGGGAGCGATTTTATTTTTTCATTAATTTCCGCGAGAAGTGCGGTATCGTAGGCGGAATCCGAAGTGGCTGTGCCATCCTGCGACGGCTTTGCGGCCGTGATGACGCCCAACATGACACTTTCCAACAGTTCCGCGCACGCGTCGGAAAGGAGTTGCTCTTGTGGCTGTATCCCCTGAGAGGCCAACCAGTCGGATACCTTGTCATATGAATCGGAGTCACCCATTCGATCATCGAGCCATTTTGTAAATTTATCTACATCACGATGGTCGTAGACATACTGAGCGTCCTTCACAAGGATGGCGCGTATTCCTTTGACGTACCTGTACTTGGTATCTGGTTTTCTTTTGAGAAGTCCGCAAGCATCCATCGCGGCGTCCGCGACAAAATTTCCGACCAACTCCGTGAAGTAGTCAGATTCACTTTTCCCAAAAGAGCAGTACGGAAAAAGTCCCTGCGCGTAATCAGAAAAAGTCAAAGCATACACCTCCTGACCAGACCGAAAAGCAAGATTTTCATGATTTGTCCGAAAGCGTCCGAGCGCGTCCGCCCAGTCCGATTTTCAAAAGTCCCGGTTTGCTAAGATTTAGTTGTAGCAAGTCAAGAAAGTCATTTTCAAAAGCTATACATTTATTATATCGGTTTTCTTGGCGAAACGCAAGATATTCTGTAGAAAAAGGGAGAGGCCAATGAAGTAAAAAAGTCAGACCACACATCCAAAAGTACTACGAAAATCAAATCTCACAGCCTGAGATGCGCATTAGGGCGGCGGGATACATACAGAGCCAGTTTCTCACGGACAGCCGTGACGGAACCTCTGATGTACCCACCGTGCTACGTCATGCCCATTTTCAGGTGACAAAGCCGGTGTACCTCAGATGCATCGGCTTTTATGTGTCCTGACCGCCAAACCGCTCACCAGGCGGAAAGGACAATCATGGAAAATCAGAAGTCAAACCGTACCCGCAAAATTTACCTTCCTCACACCAAGCAGTGGGTCGAGGTCTCCGAAGCACAGTCCCGCGCCTACTACCGCGACATATGGGCAACCCGCAAACGTGCTCAGAAACACCACCAGTGTATGTGTCCCAAGAGCAAGCATTGGCTCTGCGATGGTGACTGCCTTGCCTGTCAGTTCCATGCCGCCGGGGACAATCTTTCTCTCGATTACACTGTCACCGACGAGGAAGGCAACGAGAAAAGTTGGCTTGAAGATCTTCAGGATGACAGGCCCAGCGCTCAATCCTTGATAGAGGACCGTGAACTGCTGGGCGCGCTTTTCCATAAGTTGGATGAGCTTGATCCGGAAGGACGCCGGATCTGCGAACTTGTCATGCAGGGCCACTCCGAACGCGACTGTGGCAAGGAGATGGGAATGGCCCGGAATACCTTCGTCTATAAAAGAGACAAGCTGTTTGCAACACTTGCCGATTACCTAAAGGATTTCACCTAAACCTCAATGCCTCTCTCCAGCTTCTGCTGGAGGGAGACATCCTTTTTTCAAAAACTTTCTGAGCTTTTCGGCCAAACGGCACTTTGACCTCCATTGGGCAGTGGAAAGAGCAAAAACGACAACCGCTCCTTCCAAGGAGGTGAACGAGATGTACGGAACCGATAACCGGGCACGCACTGCAGACAAGGAACTCATTGAAGTCCTGACTGCAATCAGCGTCGTGTCCAAGCGTCTGGCAAGAAAACTGACCGTACTTGCCAACCAGAGTCAACACATGGAAGGAGGAAAAGCAGATGAGCGATATGGGCGATATGGCTGCAACTATCGAAGAACTGCGGAATGCCGCTGCCGTTATTAACGACGCAGCGAACTGGCTGGCCGAGGCTTTCAGCTCTACGGACGCCACCGCAAAGGCACCTGCTGCAGAACAGGCATTGACGCTGGAAGAAGTGAGAGCCGTACTCGCTGAAAAATCCCGCGCTGGGCATACCGCCAAGATTCGCTCGCTGCTTCAGAAGTACGGAGCAGATAAGCTCTCGAAGATTGATCCCTCGAACTACAAGGCGCTGCTTGCTGATGCGGAGGTACTGGACAATGCCACCTAAAGGACACGCAATACTCTCCGCGTCATCTTCAGAGAGGTGGTTACACTGCCCGCCTTCCGCCCGGCTCTGTGAGAGTTATACGGACAAAGGCAGCGACTACGCCGCCGAAGGAACTGACGCCCATGCGCTTTGCGAGTACAAGCTCCGTATGGCGCTGGGGCTCCCGGCTGAAGACCCCACTGAGAACCTGACCTGGTACAACGAGGAAATGGACGACTGTGCCAACGGCTATGCCGCTTATGTACTCGAACAGGTCGAGGCCGCTAAGCAGGTCTGCGCCGATCCGGTGGTGCTCATTGAACAGCGCATCGACTTCTCCCGCTGGGTGGAGGATGGCTTCGGAACGGCGGACGCTCTCATCATCGCGGATGGCACTCTCAAAATCTGCGATTACAAACACGGACTTGGCGTGCTCGTCCGGGCGAAGGAAAATCCGCAGCTTATGTGTTACGCCCTTGGCACGCTGGAACTGTTCGACAAAATCTACGACATCGACATGGTCAGCATGACCATCTACCAGCCGCGCCGGGACAACGTCAGCACCTTCGAAATGTCAAAGGACGACCTTTACCAGTGGGCTGACGAGGTGCTGAAGCCCACCGCCGCACTCGCGTTTGCAGGAGACGGCAACTTTCTCTGCGGAGAATGGTGCGGATTCTGCAAGGCAAAGAACGAGTGCCGCGCCCGTGCCGAAGCAAATCTCGCTCTGGCACAGTACGAGTTCAAGCTCCCGCCGCTCCTCACGGATGAGGATATCGAAGAAATCCTTGCCAAGGTGGACGAGCTCGTCGCATGGGCCTCCGACATCAAGGAATATGCCATGCAACAGGCAATCAGCGGCAAGGAATGGTCCGGCTGGAAACTTGTCGAGGGCCGTTCCAATCGAAAGTACGTCAACGATACGGTTGTTGCCGATGTCGTTGAACATGCGGGCTATGACCCGTATGAACGCAAGGTGCTCGGTGTCACCGCCATGCAAAAGCTGCTCGGAAAGTCCCGCTTTGATGAGCTTCTGAGCCCCTACATCGAAAAGCCGCAAGGCAAACCCGCTTTAGTGCCGGAGAGCGATAAACGTCCGGCAATGTCAACGGCAGCAGCCGATTTCAAAGAAAATTAAGGAGGACAATCATATGTCTAACAATACGAACAAGGTCAACAACCCCATGAAAGTTATCACCGGTCCCGATACCCGCTGGTCCTATGCCAACGTCTGGGAGCCGAAGTCCATCAACGGCGGCACTCCGAAATACAGTGTCAGCCTCATCATTCCGAAGTCCGACACCAAGACCGTCACCAAGCTGAAGGCCGCTATCGAAGCCGCATATCACGAGGGCGAGTCCAAGCTCAAGGGCAACGGCAAGACCGTGCCGCCGCTGGCCGCGATCAAGACGCCTATGCGCGACGGCGACGTCGAGCGTCCGGATGATCCCGCTTATGCCAATGCCTACTTTATCAACGCAAACTCCGCAACCGCGCCCGGCATTGTGGACGCCGACCGCAATCCCGTCATCACCCGCTCCGAGGTGTACTCCGGCGTGTATGGCCGTGCCAGCATCAACCTGTACGCGTTCAATAGCAACGGCAACAAGGGTATCGCTTGCGGTTTGAACAACCTGCAGCTTATCCGCTCCGGTGAGCCGCTCGGCGGCAAAACGAGTGCGGAGAACGACTTTGCATCCGACAACGACGACGACTTTTTGAACTAAGGAGGAAAACGACTATGACTACATTGCAGACAATTTTAGTAACCGTGCTTATCGCCATTTGGCTTATCTTCAGTGTTGTGTTCCTGATCACCGCAATTCAGAGCTGGATCTACGACCGCAAGCGTGAAAAGCGTGAGCAGGAATCCGCCGCCCGCGATATCGAGTACCGCAAGGAACGCGACAAACGTGAGCAGGAACAGGCTGCCCGTGATGAGGAATACCACCAGAAGCGTATGGAGCAGTTAAATAAGTAAGGTCTGACCCGTGGGTGGTGGGAGCAATCCTGCCACCCTTTTGGGTATCGGAAAGGAACGGTGAAAATGAAAACACTCTCAATTGATATTGAAACCTTTAGCAGTGCGCCGCTTGCCAAATGCGGTGTTTACAAATATGTGGAGGTTCCTGATTTTGAGATTCTTCTGTTCGGCTATAGCGCGGACGGCGGTGCTGTTCAAGTTGTTGACCTCGCCTGCGGTGAAACGCTGCCGGATGAAGTCAAAGCCGCACTCACAGATGAAGCTGTAACGAAGTGGGCCTTCAACGCCAGCTTTGAACGAATCTGTCTGTCCCGTTATCTGGGCTTGCCGACTGGCGAATATCTCGATCCTGCTCAGTGGCATTGCTCCATGATCTGGGCTGCCACAATGGGCCTGCCGCTTTCATTGGAAGGCGTCGGTGCTGTGCTGGGGCTTGAGAAGCAGAAGCTCACCGAGGGCAAAGACCTCATCAAATATTTCTGTCAGCCCTGTACGCCAACGAAGTCCAATGACGGCCGTACCCGCAACTATCCCTATCATGCGCCGGAAAAATGGTCCATGTTCAAGAAATACAACCTTCGTGATGTCGAGACGGAAATGTCAATACAGGCAAGGCTCGCAAACTTCCCGGTACCGGAATCCGTATGGAATGAATACCACCTCGATCAGGAGATCAACGATCGTGGTGTCGCACTGGATATGACGCTAGTCAGACAGGCAATCGATATGGACGGTCGCTCCCGTCAGCGGCTCACCTCGGCTATGAAAGAACTGACCGAATTGGATAATCCAAACTCGGTACAGCAGATGAAGCAGTGGCTTGCAGATAACGGTCTCGAAACCGATACGCTCGGCAAAAAGGCCGTTACGGAACTTCTGAAGATCGCATCGGAACCGCTCGGTGAGGCGCTCTCCCTCCGGCAGCAGCTCGCAAAATCCTCCGTTAAAAAGTACCAGACGATGGAGACCGCCGTCTGCGCAGATGGCCGCGCCCGTGGAATGTTTCAGTTTTACGGTGCAAATCGAACCGGGCGCTGGGCTGGCAGATTAATTCAAATGCAAAACCTGCCCCAGAACCATCTTCCCGATCTGGAACAGGCTCGTGCCCTTGTGCGCTGCGGAGATTTTGACGCGCTGGAGCTTCTCTATGAAGATGTCCCGGACACGCTCTCGCAGCTTATCCGCACCGCTTTTGTACCAAGAGCCGGAGCCAAATTTATCGTATCAGACTTCAGCGCCATCGAAGCTCGTGTCATCGCGTGGTTCGCCAGTGAACAGTGGCGGCAGGATGTCTTTGCCAAGGGCGGCGACATTTACTGCGCCAGCGCCAGTCAGATGTTCAAGGTCCCCGTTGAGAAGCATGGCATCAACAGCCACCTGCGGCAAAAAGGCAAAATCGCGGAACTGGCGCTCGGCTACGGTGGCTCGGTCGGTGCGCTCAAAGCGATGGGGGCTCTGGAAATGGGCCTGAGCGAGGACGAGCTTCCTCCGCTGGTCGATGCGTGGCGGCAATCCAACCCGAATATCGTGAAGCTCTGGTGGGACGTGGACCGGGCGGCGCTTGAGGCTGTCCGCAACAAGCACACCAACAGTACGCATGGCATCGTGTTCTCCTGCCAGAGCGGGATGCTCTTTATCACGCTGCCCTCCGGCCGGAGACTCGCTTATGTGAAACCGCGCATCGGTGAAAACAAATTCGGCGGTCAGTGTATTACCTACGAGGGTGTCGGCGGCACGAAGAAGTGGGAGCGGTTGGATTCCTACGGCCCGAAATTCGTGGAAAACATCGTTCAGGCGACCAGCCGGGACATTCTTTGCTATGCCATGCAGACACTTCGGAATTGCTCCATTGTTATGCACATTCACGATGAACTGGTCATTGAGGCTGATCCGCGTATGTCTCTGCAGGCGGTCTGCAATCAGATGGGTAGAACCCCTCCGTGGGCGAAGGGCCTGCTGCTGCGGGCGGATGGCTACGAGACAAATTTCTATAAAAAAGACTAACGGATTTTCGGCCAAAACGGGTTTTTACCTCCATTGGATAGCAGAGACGGACTAAAGCCCGTCGTGAAAGGAGGCTCCCAATGAGTATCGATAAACGTAATGCTGAAGGCTACATGGACCCGACTGCCTATGAAGCCATGTCACTGATTGAGAAGGAGGAACGCGCACTCCGCGCCTTCCGGCCAATCATCTACATCTGCTCTCCCTACGCGGGAAATATCGAAAAGAACGTAAATGCTGCGCGGGGTTACAGCCGATTTGCAGTGGACAAGGGTTTCATCCCCATCGCGCCGCATCTGCTGTTCCCGCAGTTCATGAACGACACAGACCCGCAGGAGCGTGAGCTTGGGCTGTTCTTCGGAAACGCCCTTATGAGCAAATGCTCGGAGGTTTGGGTGTTCGGCAGCTTCATTTCTCCCGGCATGCAGGCAGAAATCAAACGAGCTAGGTGGAAAAATTACCGCCTGCGCTATTTCACAGAAGATTTGGAGGAGGTACAAGATGTTTGCAATCACTGAAGGTACCCGCCGCATCGGCGGCATTGAGGTTCCTACCTATAAGCGCGAAATCGTAAGCGCCAACATTCTCGAAGTCGAAGCCGGGACGAACGGCTATCAGGGTGGCGACGGCGGGCATGGCAGCCGCACCTATTTTCGCATTAAAGATTTGGCTTCCACGGAAATGGACGCCCATGTAATCAGGGACAAATTCGGCAGCAAAGGCATCGAGGTCACACTCGGCGGCGATTGCGAACTTGAAACGATCATCACGGCGCTCAAGTTTATCACCAAGGTGCTGGAGGACGGCGCGAAGGAGGTGCACGACTGATGTTTACCCTGTATAGCGCCGACATCATCGGCAACCCCGGCAACTGCTCCTATCCCAATAAAAACACCATAACGGACGCAGCCAGCCTGCAGTTCGCGGTATGCCACGACTATGTTTGTGCTGAGTATAAAAACAATTACCGCAACGGTGATAACTTCCTCGGTGCTGACTGCCTCCCGGTCGACTGCGACAACGACCACTCTGAGAATCCGGCTGACTGGGTGCTGCCTGCGGACGTCGCCGCTGCCTTTCCCGATGTCAGCTTCGCGGTTCACTACAGCCGCTACAACATGCGGGAGAAAAACGGCAAGCCCGCTCGGCCAAAGTTTCATATCCTGTTTCCCATCGAATACATGACCGATGCTGCCGCCTACAGCGACATGAAAAAGCTGGTCAACTCAATCTTCCCGTATTTTGATACACAGGCGCTGGATGCCGCACGATTCTTCTTTGGCACGGCCTCGGCAGATGTCGAGCTCTTTCCCGGCAGCATGAATCTGGCCGAATTTCTGGAGAACGACGACTTTGACGCGGATCTGCCGGGCGGCCATCATGCAAGTCTCGTGATCCCGGAAGGCAGCCGCAATGCGACCATGTCCCGGTTTGCCGGGCGGGTCATCAAGAAATACGGCGACAGTGAAGAAGCCTACCAGTGCTTTCTCGACGAAGCGGCGAAATGCACGCCGCCGCTGGAGGACTCCGAACTGTCGACCATCTGGCACAGCGCCCAGCGTTTTTACGCAAGGGTCCAGCAGCAGGCTGGCTATGTGCCACCGGAGGTCTATAACGACGATACCTCCTATAAGCCTGACGATTTCTCCGACGTCGGTCAGGCCGAGGTGCTGACGAAGCACTTCTCCGGGGAGCTTCGGTATTCACCGGCGACGCATTTCATCCGGTACACGGAACACTACTGGAAGGAAACAGAGCCCGGCGCACAGGCCGTCGCCCATGAACTGACCCGCCGGCAATTGGAGGAAGCGACGAAAGACCTGCTGACCGCCGCCAAGAAGCTGACCGACTGCGGAGCGCAGGGCATTCTCGATACGACCTCCAAGGCAAAAGCCGAAGCCCTGTTCAATGATGCGCAGTCCGAAGCCTACGCCGAGTTTCTTGCAGCCAAGGCGTATCAGTCCTTTGCGATCCGCCGCCGCGACTCCAAAAACATCACCGCCACGCTCAAAGAGGCACATCCCATGCTGGAGATCTCGCCGCGTGATCTGGACGCCGACTGTTTTGCGCTCTGTACCCCGGCCGCGACCTATGATCTTCGCAAAGGCATTGCCGGGGTGCGTGACCATTCGCCGGAGGACTACATCACCAAGATCACATCTGTTTCACCCAGCAACAAGGGCGAACAGATCTGGCGGGACAGTCTCGACCTGATCTTCTGCAAAAATCAGGAGCTCATCGACTATGTCCAGATGATCTGCGGGTTGGCTGCCATCGGGAAGGTTTTTGTGGAAGCTCTTATCATCTCCTACGGCTGCGGGCGGAACGGCAAATCGACCTTCTGGAACGCGGTCTCTCGTGTGCTGGGTCTCTACAGCGGCAACATCTCCGCCGACACCCTGACGGTCGGCTGCCACAGGAACATCAAGCCGGAAATGGCGGAGGTCAAAGGCAAACGTC